AGGGAACGTATGCGCGATCTGTCCCGCGTGCTGCATCCCGAACTTCGTCCGCGCATGTCAACTATCTTCATTGGGGGGAGTCAACAGTAATGGGTGCTGTTGCGGAAATGATCGAAGAAATACGCACTGGCGTACCTGTTCGGCGTCACGGTGGCAATGGCGATCCCGTTGCCAGCCGCAAGGCGTTTACCTGGTACAGTGGCTATGACGCCACCAAGCCCAAGGGGAGACGTTCGGCGCCTTCTGCCCTTGTCCGCGATGAGGACCGCGAACTCCCGCCAGCCTCGCGTCGTGCCGCCGTTACCGCAACCCGCGACATCCAGCGTAACTTTGCCGTGGCGGCTTGGGCCATTCGGCGTCATCTGGACTATGTGACGGACTTTCGCCTCAAGGTGAAGACGGGAGATTCTGGCGCCGATAAAAAAATTAGGGCGTTCTTGGAGAAGTGTGCCAAGAAGGAAAACTTCGATGTTGCCGGTCGGCATCCGTTGATGGAAGCGACCCGCATGGCCGAAGCCCGTTGCATAGTTGATGGCGACATCGGCTATATGAAGCTTAGCAGCGGAAAGGTTCAGTGGATTGAAGGGGATCGAATTCGCACCCCCTACTGCGGCCTGCCGGGCGATATTGACGCTGCATTGGTCAATCACGGTGTTATTATAAACCGCAACCAGGGCGGTAAGGCTATCGGATATATCCTCTGCAAGCGGGCCAACACGAATGATATGGGGTACACCGGGCAGGATATGGTTTTCGAGAAGGTGATTCCGGCCCAATGGCTTTACCTTCATGCGAACTGGGATCTTGGCCGTTTCGATCAAGTGCGCGGCATCTCGCCTTTGTTGAGCGCCTACAACACTTACCGCGACGTGTACGAAGGCATCGACTTCGCCCTATTGAAGCTCAAAGTTGCCTCGATTCTCGCACTCGCTGTTTCGCGTAATGCCAGTCCCGAAGAAAAGCCGCTCGGTCAAACCGGAGAAATAAACCCGCCGACGCCGGAGGGGCAGATTCCACCGCAGGGCACGATGGTTGACGGCGGCAATGGCAACAACCCTGGCCCTACCGTTATTCCCGAAGCCCGCTACTCCGTAGATTTTGGCCTTGGACCGGCCCTGATGGACCTTGACCCAGGCGACAAAGCCGAGATTATCGAAAGCCACACTCCGTCTGCCGAGATGCAGAGTTTCCTTCCCATCGTTATCGGCCTGGCCCTCAAGTCATTGGATATTCCATACAACTGGTACGACGAAAAGTATGTCAACTTTTCCGGCGGCCGGCAAGCTTGGATCACCTACGAAAAGTCAGCCAAAGCCAAGCGTTCCAACGTCAAAGCGATGCTGCATGATTGGACGGAGTGGCGGCTACAGGTCGGCATAGATGATGGGGAAATAAAATTACCAAAAGGCATGACGCCCGCCGACGTGTTCGATTGGCGTGCTGCCGGCACCCCATGGCTTGATCCTCTTAAAGAGGTTCTCGCCAATGATGCCGCGATTGAAGGCGGCCTGACATCTCCGCAGCGGGTTATAGAAGCCAACAGCGATGCAGACGCCGAGGAAATTCTCGACGAGCAAGCCGAGTGGTTGGAAATGCGGAAGAAGCGTGGAATGCCGCCTCCGGTATGGGCGATGAGTGAGCGTCAGATTGTCGCCGGCGAACAGAACGCCGAAAAAGAAGCCGAGATTGAAAAAACGGAAGATGAGCCGGCGACGAATGGCAAGGCAATCGCCAACGTCAGGGGTAAGAGCCGCACTGCTCATAATCGCGCCTTGGCCCTGATGCTTGCCGAAGAACGCCACAATGGAGATTTCCATGACTGACTTTCTCCCGACCGTCAATGTAGGCAATATGAATGTCCCACGGCTGGATGAGTATTTCGGCTTATGGGCCATGGAGCCTTCCCGTGGCATGGCCATGCTGCGCCGTGCCGCATCAATGAACCTCGTGGAGCATGTGAGTCAAACGCCCCAACCACACCCGCACGAAGCGATTGGCGTGGCTCTGACCGAGCCGTTGAAAAAACCGGAGGACGATAGCGAAGACGATAGCGAAGACGACGAGGAGCCATTGGCCGACGCCGAGATGCCGCACATCCGGGTAATTCATCTTTCTGGCACCCTGATGAAACAGCAATCCAGCATGGATGAATCCACGTCCACCGTAGTTGCCCGCAAGCAGGTGAGAGAGGCCACTTCCGATCCATCCTGTATGGGCATTATGCTTGTGTGCGATTCTCCGGGCGGCAGCGTTTCCGGTGCATTCGATCTTGCCGACGAGGTTAGGAGTGCCGCCGCCGCCAAGCCATGCGTGGCGTTTGTGGAAGATCTGTGCGCTTCCGCATGCTATCTGATCGCAAGCCAATGCGAGGAAGTGTATTGCAACCATCCTACCGCCATGGTTGGTTCTATTGGCACCCTGATTGCCACCTATGACGAAAGCGAAGCCGCCACAAAGGCCGGTATCCAGGCCAAAATTTACGCTACCGGCCCGCTCAAGGGCGCCGGATTTCCGGGTGCCAAAATCACCAAGGAACAGGACGAATATTTCCAAAAGATCGTTGATGACACCCAAGTCCATTTCGCCGCATATGTCTGCGCCGGGCGTGATATGACCGCTAAGGAGGTTGAAAAGTGTGCCACTGGCGGCGTGTTCTCCGCAACGGAGGGGGCGGCCATGAAGCTGTGCGATGGCATTAAGACCTATGAGCAAACAATCGCCCGCATTAGCGAGATGGTCCAACAAAAAATAACCGCGGCAGGCTCGTTGCCGACCGCAATTTCTCAAAGAAAGGATGCTCATATGAGCAAAGAGACTCCCGCCGCGGTAGCCCCCGCTCCCGATGGCAAAGCGTTTTTGGCGGCCTTTGGCCCCCAGGGTGCCGTGTGGCATGTCGAGGGCAAGACCTTCGAGGAAGCTACCGCCCTGTATAATGAATCCCAGGCCAAGTGCATTGCCGGCCTGGAAGATCAGATCAAAACCCTGAATACCGAGAATGCGGAACTCAAGGCCCGCATTGTCGGCCTGCGGGGTGCGTCGGTTCCGGTTTCCGCCGATGCTGCCGATGCCGATCCGGTCAATGCGAAGGTCGTTGATGGCCTGGATGCCAAGATTGGCAAGAATCTGGCCGCCGTGGCCCGTTCTATCCAGCTTCCCAAGGCGGCCAGATAATCAAGGCCGAAGGAATTTTTGACCCGGCCGGAAACGGCCACTCTGAAAGGATTATATACCATGGTTGATACAAACGTATCCGTGGTCGTTCCGGGCAACCGGATTACCCTGTTGGACATCGTGAAGGCCAATGGCAGCGACGGCGTTGTCGGGCTGGTCGATGAAACCATCCGCGCTCACCCCGAAGTGATGGTCGGGGCGGCGCGCACTATCAAGGGCATCAACTACAAGACCCTGATCCGCAAGAGTCTTGGCAGTGTCGCGTTCCGCGACTTCAACAGCGGGAGCGGCGTGGTCAAGGCGACCTACGACAATCAGTTGATTGAGACCTTCCTGCTCAATCCGCGTATCGAGGCCGACAAGGCGGTTGCCGATGCTGCCGAAGACGGTGCCGAAGCCTACATCTCCATGGAAGCCACCGCCGTCATGGAAGCCTCCATGCAGCTCCTCGGCCGGCAGTTCTATTACGGCCGCCGCACCGCCGAGAATGGCGACCTCAAGGGACACCCCGGCCTGCTGGATTATGTCGATCCGGCGTTCGTCTACCCCGCCGGCGGTAGTTCCGTCACGACCAACGTCACGACCTCATCGGGAAGCGCCACGCTTTCTAGTGTCACCGTGACGGGCATTGTGGTCGGTATGCAGATCACCGCAACGGGCGTCCCCGTCGGCACGCTCGTTACCGCCGTTGGCACCAACACCGTGACCATGAGCGCCAACGCCACGGCCACCGGGACCGTTTCCGGCACGTTCGACGGTTGCTCCTCGGTTTACTTCGTCGCCTTCGGCCAGAACAAGGTCCAGTGGGTGTTTGGCAACAACGGGCAGATGGCCATGGCCCCCACCCGCATCGGCGACATTTTCACCCCCGATGGCGGCCACGTCACCGGGTATATCAGCGAGTTGGAGGCCCGCCCCGGCCTGCAATGCCTCAATCGCTACTCCATCGTCCGCATCCAGGGCCTCACCGGCCAGGCCGGCTATGGCCTGACCGATGCCAAGCTCGGTTCCGCCCTGGCTCTGCTGCCCGCGGCGTTCCGCCACACGATCAGTGACATTTTCATGTCCGTTCGTTCCGGCGAGCAACTCCGCGCCAGCCGTACCGCCGTGAACCCGACCGGCGCTCCCGCTCCTACGCCGGTGGATTTCGAGCAGATTCCCATACGGTACTCTGACTCGATCTCCAACGTGGAGCCTGACAGCCTGTAATCGGCCGTGAACAATGCCCCGCAAAAAGCGGGATGACCCTCAACAAGAAAGGAGCCGATCATGGCTCTCGTAAATCAAGGTTTCAAGGTTCGTGACGCGGCCGTATCTCCGGCCCTCTTGCCTCTGCCCACCGCTGGCGCCACCGTCAACACCGCTGTCATTGACACGGTGAATCAGGGCGTCGGCGATTTTCTCGCGGAAAGCGAGTTGTCGCTGAAGGCTCCGGCTTTGACGAGCACGCAGCTTGCCAACACCAACGCGACGATGACATACAACATTCAGCACGTCTCTGACACCAACGGGACGTGGGTAAATTTGTTTGCATCGTGCATCGTTCAGACCGGAAGTACAAACGGTGCCGTCGCCGTGACTTTCACGTCCCGGCTGCCGACTGGCGTTTCCCGCTACATCCGGGCACAGGCCGTGAGCGCCGGCAGCAACGCCGCCGATTGCAGCGGTTCTTCGATGCAGTTTGATCTCCTCATGTAAGCGGAT